AGTGTTTATGGTAACTGCTGGATTGTTATTGACAAGCCAACAAGTAATGCTTATACTCGTGCTGAAGAATTAAATCAAGGTATCCGTCCTTACATTTCAATCTACACTCCAGAAAATGTATTAGATTGGAACTACAGCCGCAGTCCAAACGGCAGTTATGTACTTGATTACATTAAAGTGTTTGAAGGCCGCAGTGGCCCTAAGAACACTTATAGAATTTATACACCAGAAGTTATCAGTGTGATTAGCACTGACGATACTGATGACAAAATTACATTGGAATACGAAATGCCTAACGCACTTGGAATTGTTCCAGCAGTTTGCGTTTATGGTCAACGTGGTCCAGTAAAAGGTTTGGGGATTAGTGAAGTGGGCGACGTAGCAGATGTCCAACGTGCGATTTTTGACGAAATGAACGAAGGTATACAACTCCTACGCCTCACTAATCACCCTTCTTTAGTAAAAACTGCTTCCACACAAGCAGCCGCAGGTGCTGGCAGTATCATTCAGATGCCAGAAGATTTACAAGGCGACTTAAAGCCTTACTTGTTACAGCCAAGTGGCGCCAGCATTGATGGTATCCTTAAGTCTATTGTACAAAAGGTTGAAGCCATTGACCGCATGGCACACATGGGTGGTATTCGTTCAATCGAAACACGCAGACTATCTGGTGTAGCATTGGCTACTGAGTTCCAATTGCTTAATGCTCGTCTTGCTGAAAAAGCAGACAATTTAGAACACGCAGAAGAAACCCTATGGCGTTTGTATTCTCTATGGCAAGGAACAAGTTGGGATGGAGAGATTGATTATCCAGACTCATTCAACATTCAAGACAAGTACAACGACATGAACATGTTGAAACTTGCCAAAGACGCACAACCTAAGAGTGATGTTGTTCATCAAGAAATTGAACGTCAAATGTTGCGTATCCTTGTTAACGATGATGACAAGTTTGAAGAGTTGGTTGTTGACATTGGTGAAAGTGAAAGTGCTGAAAACAACAGCACTCTCGATTGCTTGTCAATTTACGAAAAAGCAAAACAAGTTATTGCTTTGTCTAGTGGCAACCCAGCAATTGATCAAGCCTTTAATAATGAAATATTAGATGAAACTCTTGATGATCCTGCGGTTAAGGCACAACTAGGTGTAGTTCATAGTGAAGAAGATTCTATGGAAGAATATCCTACAGAAGAGTTTCAACCACATGTTATGGTTAATCCACAAACAGGTGAGCAACGCACAGTTGAATCTATGGAACAACACTTGGCATTGATGGCAGAAGGTTGGACACATCTTGACGATTAATCGTAAAGCACCAAACGACATAGATCCTTCACTGATTGAGGTTCAAGAAGCCCCAGTGGAGGATCTTGTAAAAGAGTTCAAGTATCGAGTAAAAAGAACTCCAGTACATTTTCGTGTGCTGGAACTGGCCAAGACTTACTACGAGAACAACGAAAAGTTTATGATAAAGAAAAACAGAGCCGCAGCCAAACGTGCTCGTGATGCTTTGTTAGAATTACGTGAACTTTGTAGAACCCGTCGTATTGAGATTCAAGCAGAACTTAATACTTGGGAAAAAGGAGAATTTCTATGATAGAAAATATTATAGACTTTTATGTCATGTGTTTTTTATTTTTAGTGTTCTTACCTTACATGGGAGCAGTCAAATGAACGCATATCCAAAAAGAGGTTCTCGCACAAAGAAGAACCGCAACAAGAAGAAAAAGTCATAATCTAATTCGTTTTAGAAGATAAGACTAAATATTCTTACTATACTGATTAATCAGGACGGTGAACTCTATACCTTAAGGAGGATTTATGATAGAAGAAAACGGAACTGGTTCCACTGTTGACACGAGTGACTTCACGNCAGAAACCCAGGTAGGAAAAACATTTACCCAAGAGGACGTAGACAAGTTCGTCCGTGAACGACTGGATCGTGAGAGAAAGAAGTTCAGTAAGCAATTTGAAGGTATTGATGTAGAAAAGTATCGTTCACTAGTTGAAAAAGAAGAAAAGATTCAACTTGAACAGCAGGCAGCAAGAGGCGAATTTGAAAAAGTTCTCCAGTCAACTGTTAGCAAAAAAGATACTCAGATTCAAGAACTTCAGAAACAGTTACAAACTATCAAAGTGGATGGTTCACTATTATCTGCGGCAAGTGCTAACAAGGCGGTTAATCCGCAACAAGTAGCAAGATTGCTTAAAGATCAAATTCGTTTGAATAATACAGGCGAAGTTGAGATTGTAGATGATACAGGTACTGTCCGTTATACAGACTCTGGTTCTGCGATGGGTGTAGAAGATTTAGTAAGTGAATTCTTACAAACAAATCCGCACTTTATGTCAGCAGGTCCTAGTGGTTCAGGATCACAAGGTTCAGTGGCTAATGCGGCTGGATCAGCAACGGGTAAAGTGGATGTTTCCAAACTAGATATGGCCAAAGCCGGTGATCGTGCTTTGTACAAACAAATGATGAAGTCCAAAAGTCATTAATCAATAGGAGAATATAATGGCATACCCATCAAATAGCAATACAAATATTAACAGTGAATTATTCACTAACCTCGTAACGGCTGCTCAATTTGCCGCATACGAAAACTCAGTTGCTCGTCAACTAGTTACTGTTTTCGACGCACCAGCAGGCGCAGGTAAAACTTTACAGATCCCAACATGGGCCGGTATCACTGCTCAACAAATCAGTGATGAAGCAGCCGCAACTGCTAAGACTACAAACACTACTTCAGTGACAATGGGTCTTATCGAGCACGTTGTTTACCACCAAGTGACTGACATGTTACGTGACAGTTCTTTCAGTGATGTTATGAGCCAATTGGGTGACCAATCAGGCCGTGCTATTGCTGAGTCAATGGACGACCAAGTGTTTGACTTGTTTACAAGTTTCACAACTGAAGTTGGCCCAGGTGCTGGTAACGAATTAACTGTTGCTCACTTGTTGAAAGCAGCCGCAACTTTACGTGCTCAAAAGTTGACTGGTCCTTTCTACGCAGTGCTACACCCATACCAAGCATTCGCAGTTAAAGATGCTTTAACCAAGACTATTGGTTACAATGGTACAGGTGCTGTTACTAACTACGGACAATCATTGTCTGGTGTTGGTGAAGGCGTTCTAAGCAACTTCTACATCGGTTCTATCGGTGGCATCCAAGTATTCGAATCTGCTTTAATCGCAGTTGACGGTTCTGGTGACTCAATTGGCGCAGTATTTGCTCCAACTGCTATCGGACACGCAATGCGTGGTGGTATCGATATGGAAACACAACGTCAAGCAGCCGGTCGTGCTACTGACGTAGTTGTTAAAGCAGTTGCTGGTGCTCAAATCATCAATGATGTACATGGCGTTAAATTAACATCTGACGCAACACTTTAATCTAATCACAAGTTAGATAGTGGAAAAGGCCTCTATAAGGGGCCTTTTTTTATCTCTGAAATAAATACAGTTGTAAAGAATCTCCTTAAGTTTTTTTACGGTTGTTTAATTATGTAGTGATGGCATAATCGCAATGAAAGGGTACAGGGTAATATCTGTACCCTTTTTCTATGGGTGGACTAAATAACATATCAGGGAAGAAGGACTTCCCACTTCCCCTTAGATAGGACTAACGGAGGCCCATTAGATGGCTACATTCGCAACATTAGCAAACCTACAGGAGTATGAACCTGAGGTTTTAGATTACGGAATCCCAAATTTCGACGACGCATTAGTCAAGGCTCAAGCCGACGTTGAAAGATTCTTACGTATCAATTGGTGGCCAACAAACAACCTTGGCAGATACGACATTACCATTGTAGGTAATTTTGGCCAAATGGATCCCGAACTGCTTAACCCAAGTCAACTAACTAGAGCCACAGTTTATTGTGCCCTCGGTTACTACATTTACCCACGCCTATCTAAGTTTGAACCTGATATGGACATGTTCCAAATCAAGTTGGATTATTATAAGAAAGCCTACGCAGAAGAGATAGACCTTGTGGTACGTGACGGTGTTGAGTATGATTACAATGATGACAACACATTCAACGCCTCAGAAAAGGAAACTAACTACTTCTTAAGATTAAAGAGGTAAGTTATGTCCTTCCGTGAACAATTCGCAGAAAACATCGTCAAAGTTCTAAAGGATATGGCGGATCCAAAGCCGATCCTTGTAACCCGTGATGCCTTTGATGTTGAAAAATTAGCCATTACACAATTCCCAGCAATTCTTGTTTCAACAGGACTTGAAGTTCGTGCTGACCACAGCATGGGCATCTACCGACAGTCCACTGTACGATATACACTTCGTGCTTTTGTCCGTGGCGGCAACAACAAGAACGTAGACAAACTACGCAACGAAATTATCGAACGCATTGAAGAAACTCTTGAACAAGATCGTACAAGAGGCTCAGGCGACGATAGTACACAAACTCAATTAATTCAAATTAATGTACCGGATAGATTTCCACCACTAGGTGAAGCAATCATTGAAATCAATGTCCGATACAGATATAAAAAAGGAGTAGTCTAATGAGTAATATTTTAATTAAGGGTGACGAAACTGTAACAGTTAAAGATCGTTATCTAAACAAGTTTCTAAGTCAGGGATGGGTGTTAGCATCTGAACCTGCTCAGAAGAAAGTCAGCAAGAATGTCATTAAGGCCTCTGCTGATGTTATTGAGGCAGGAGCCTCAGAAGAGGTTAGTCCTCTAAGTCTAACGCCAAATACATCTAAAGGAGAATAATTATGGCAACATATGAAGGTAGCAACGGTAAAGTAATGGTAAAGAGTGGTTCAGACACTCTTACAGCAGTGGCCGCAGTTCGCACTTGGTCAGCAACATTCACACGTGAAACAGTTGAAGACACCAGCATGAACAACGCAGGTTATAGAACACACAAGAAAGGTTTACAATCTTGGGAAGGTTCTATGGAAATCGTTTATGACGACACAACTGCCGCAGTAGTTCAAACAGCATTAAACCCAGATACAGATACAGCAGTATCAGTTGAATTGTATCCAGATGAGGCAGTAACAGCAACTAAGTTCGGTGGTTCTATCATCGTTACTGAGTTCAGTGTAACTTCATCATACGATGGTTTAGTAACAGCAAGTGTTTCATTCACTGGAACAGGCGCACCAAGTTCAGCAATCATCTCTGCTTAATTATGATTCAAGTCAAGGTACAAGTTATTGGTGATCTAAATCTAACAGGATTAAGTTCCTATGTAGATCAAGTCATCACGAAACTTGTACCTGATATACAATCAGAAATAGCAAGAAGAACGCCAATTAAAACTGGACAAGCAAGACGAGGATGGAATACTAGAAAGGCTACAATTGAGAACAAAGTTCCTTATATTGAACGCCTGGAAGGTGGCTATTCTCGTCAAGCACCAAACGGCTTTGTACGACAAGGTATAAATGCTGCCATTAACAAAATAGGAAAAGTATAATGACAACCGCAACAGCAAACAAATTAAGTGCTATTCAAAAAGCACAAAAGCATTACCAAGTACGTGTTAACGGCGAACTAAAGAAATATA